GGGCTGGATGAAACTTGCGCCTACCGATGCGCTGCGGGCGCAGATCATCAGTCACGTTTTGTCACGGTCACAGACCAAGGACTGGACCAAGGACGGTGGCGCCTTCGTTCCTCACGCTGCGACCTTCATCAACCAGTGCCGCTGGGAGGACGAGGTCAAGTCAGCCGAGGACTCCTTCTGGTCCAACGTGGAGCCGTGGTCGTGAAGGTCGAAGCCATCCTCTCAAGACTGGACAAGGTCAAAGGCCGCAACGGCTCATGGACAGCGTGCTGCCCAGCCCACGCAGACAGGTCACCATCCCTCGCGATCCGCGAGACAGGCGATGGCCGCATTCTGCTGCACTGCTTCGGTGGCTGTTCTGTTGATTCCATCGTCGGCGCTATCGGCATGGACATGACCGACCTATTCCCTGAGAAGCCGACCAGCGCAAGCCCTGAGCGCACACGCTTCTACGCAAGCGATCTGCTTCGCGTCATAGCGTTTGAGGCAACAGTCGTGTCGGTCGCCGCATATGACATGGCGCACGGAAAGAAACTCACGGAGCCAGATATGCGCAGGCTCGAACTCGCACATCAGCGCATCAACTCAGCAATGGAGGCAAGCGGTGTCCAGTCTAAGCAGTATTGAAAAGGTTGCTATCGACCTTGACCAGTTTCGCCAGACCCGTGTTCGTGAGGAGTCCGTTGACTTCGATTCGTACATGAAGACGCGAGACGACGACCTCGGTCGCATCAAAGACGCGGGCACATATCGCGACGACCTGATGGACGAGTTCCACGGCACTGCGGAATTGCAGGGCTGCATCCTTCCTTGGCACAAGACCGAGGATAAGTTCCGCCTCCGGCGTGGGGAGGTAACCATCTGGGCTGGATTCAACGGCCACATGAAGTCGATGGTCACCGGATACATCTCGCTTGCCCTGATGCAGCAGGGCGAGAAGGTCTGCATCGCATCGTTCGAGATGAAGCCGCGCAAGACGTTGCGTCGTCTGGCGTCTCAAGCCTGTGGCGTGGGTCGCCCAACAGAAAAGTACATCGACCTGTTTCTTGACACCCTGGTGGACCGGATGTGGTTATACGACCAGCAGGGCGAGACTTCTCCTGAGCGGGTGCTCGGCGTTATTTATTACTGCGCCGAACAGTTGGGCGTCACGCACTTCTTCATCGACAGCCTAATGAAGGTTGTCTCCGACGAAGATGACTACAACGGGCAAAAGAAGTTTATCGCCCGTCTGTGCGCAGCCGCCAAGGATCTCAACATCCACATTCACCTTGTCCACCACTCGCGCAAGCGTGAGGACGAACGCAGCCGACCGGGCAAGCAGGACGCCAAGGGCACGGGCGCCATCGTGGACCAGACCGACAACTTCGTGACCGTCTTCAAGACCCCGAAGAAGCCGGACGAAGCAGACGACAAGCCGGACTTCTTTTTGTTCGTAGACAAGCAACGCCACGGAGAGTGGGAGGGATCTGTGCCGTTGTGGTTTATGTCGCCGTGCTTGCAGTTTCACGACTACGCCCACCCGCGCCCCGTGTACTGGGTAAAGGATCTCGCATGAGATACATCCCAACAGATGTCTCGAAGTGTGAGGGCAACCCCGCTCTGCGCGAATGCAAAGACTGCCTACGCAGGATTTTGCCCGTGCATCCGGAATCTATCTCCCAGTGGTACATGGGCGCATGGGTTATGGAAGACGAGCCATGTCCCAGTAGGTGGACAGAAAGGAGCGAGCGTGAAAGCAACCCTGCACTTTGATTTGCCCGACGACAGTTATGAGTTCCGCGCTGCTGTCGAGGGTGTTCGCTCGTTGGCCGCGCTGCACGAGATCAGAGAGTTGATCCGTTCGCACCTCAAGCACGGCAACCCAGAAGACAGCACCGCGAAGATTGAAGAGATCCGCGAGGTGGTCTACGACTCTCTGTTGTGGGTGGCGGAATGAGCGCAGACAAGGAGCGAGTGGCATCCAGAAACAGGGAGTTGATGCCGAACGTGGCAGCCCTGGTGGACGAGTGGCGTCAGTACTTCCCTGGCCTCAAGGTCATCTACGCCAAGGACGAACAGACCGGACACTCTGTGGGAAACCCGACTCCGTTTGGGCATGGGTGGCAGGTGCCCGACGATCTCAGGGCGCCAAAGAAGTTTGACAAGAAAGGGGTGCGCAAGTGAACGAGAGAATTGAGTCGAGGTTGCAGGAACTTCGCGACATGGCAGACAAGTTCTCAACAGCCTATGCGGAGAGGTGCCACCTCGAAGAGATGAAGAAGTCGAAACTGGCAATCCTGATGAAGCAGGCCGAGGTCGAGGGACACAAGACCACTGCCGCCCAAGAGCGAGAGGCGAGAGCGCACGGCGAATACATCGCGCTGCTGGAGGGCCTGAAAGTCGCAACAGAACAGAGCGAGAAACTGCGCTGGCAGTTGGAGGTCGCGAAGTTGGGTGTTGGTGTGTGGCAAACGCTGAATGCCAATGAGCGTGCGGAGAGGAGGGCATATGGAGCGTGACGCTGCCGTCAACTGCCCGCCTCATTACACCTCTCACCCGTCAGGCATCGAGGCGATCCAAGTCACCGAGCACATGAACTTCTGTCTGGGCAACGCCATCAAGTACATCTGGCGTGCCGGACTGAAGTCGAACAGTCCTGTTGAAGACTTGCGCAAGGCACGCTGGTACATCGACAGGGAGTTGCAGCGCATCACGAAAGAGTGATGTGGCGATCATCACTCTTTCATCCGACGATCTGTTTCTCGCCGCGACCGCAGGGATCATGCGCAACATTGAGAACATCAAACTAAAGAGGAATCCGGCCTACGGAATCGAACGGTCCAGCGTTGGCGACTGGCAGGCCAGCATCGTTGGGGCGACAGGCGAGATGGCGGTGGCTAGGTTCTACAACATCCCCTGGCACGGCAAGGGGAAGTTCCGTGGCCCAGACGCTGGCGACATACAGGTCCGCACCACCCAGCACTCGGGTGACACACCACGTCTGATACTCCACCCGAGGGACGACGACGAGGATCTGTTCTTTCCTGTTCGCTGGTTTTCCGGCACCGCAAACTTCGAGATCTTCAGGCCGATTAGGGCAAGGGACGGGAAGCAACAGAAGTTCTGGTGGACATCGACTGGCCGTCCGGCGTTCTTCGTACCCCTGGAGCCAGCATGATCCCGCCGTACATGACGTTCTCGCGTGCGCTCAGGTCCGGACACGTCGGGCGCATTGAGGACCGGGAGTACATGAACTGGGTCAAGACGCTGCCCTGCTGCGGCTGCAACAGACCAGCAGACGACCCGCATCACCTGTATTCGCATGGATACAAAGGCATGGGCACCAAGGTTCCAGACTACTGGACCATCCCGCTGTGTCGCACCTGTCACGACAACCTGCACCGGGATGTGGGCAAATGGGAGGACGAGAACGGGGACCAGATTGAGCACGTCGCCTTGACCCTGTTGCGCGCCCTGCATGAGGGAAAATTGCGGCGTGATTAGGGCTCTTGCTGTCGGGCGCGGTTCGCGCTGCATAGCACCCGACTGTGGTGCTTCGGCTGGGCTTTTCGGTGCTTGCGACCAGCACAGACAGATCCCGATCCAGCGCGAGTTCGATGCCGCAGTGGAAAGGGGCGCAGCCCCACAAGATCCGCCGCCGTGCTTTGACGACAGATCATCTTGGAAAGAGTACGTCGCCTGCTGGTCCCTGAAAGAAAAGATCACCAGCCGATACACGAAGAGCGTCGAGTTCTGTCGAGACTGTTCGCCACAGTACAAGACCAGGATGGACTCGTCCGGACGCTGTACACACAGGGAGACGATCTTCGTCCGCAAGATGTGCGGCGAGGTGATCGGGGTTTCTTCCAGGTTCGCTTCGAGGTGGGAGGGTTCTCTGTTGGGTCTATACGGGGAGGTGGTCATGCTCCCGCCGCAGGACGCGGTGGACCAGACGAGCGAGAGGCTCGCCAAGGCGAGGGCGCCGAAGAAGATGGGCCGCCCCAAGAAAGCAGAATGATCCTCCTACCGTACCCGCCGAGCCTCAACAGAGCGTACCGAAACTTCCGTGGCCGCATGGTCAAGTCACTGGTCGCCACTGAGTACTTCAACGCAGTCGCCGGTATCGCCAGGAAGCAGGGCATGGAACTGCATGGCGGGCCGGTGTCTGTTGATGTGGAACTGTGTCCCCCAAAGCCGGCGGACTGGGAAAAGCGCAAGAAGAAGAACCCGAATGCGGTGCTTGAGGTTCGGCGCATTGACCTCGACAACGCGCTCAAGGTCTGCCTCGATAGCCTGCAAGGGGTGGCGTACAACAACGACAGACAGATCACAGCATTGGTCGTGCGTCTGGGTGAGCCGGTGCCGTGCGGTGCGATGTCCGTGGTGGTGTCGCCAGACCGGAGGTGGTCGTGAGGTTCCGCAGCGCGGATCAGGCGATTCGATTTGCATACCGGATGATGGACCGCGCAGAGTATGCGAAGGCTGACCTCACGGGTGCGCGTGGCCGGGGTGCCGGGATGTCGCCGCTCGAACTGCATGGCGAAGCAGCCGTCATCTTCTCGAAGGTAAGGGCTCTCCCTAACGTAGAAGCAGCATCTGTTTTTGCGATGTACGGGGTTGGGGGTGAGAGGGCAGAAGCGATGGTGGCTCTTGGTAGCCACCTCATGCCGCTCGTTGCGAGCGACGTGCCCAACAGAATGGTGCTGCAATCCCTGTTGTTGCACTGGGCCACACGCCGTCCGTCCATTCGGACGTTGGCGCGTGACAACAGTGTGAGTTACAGACAGGTTTGCAAGTGGCGCTCGGCAGTGGCCGGGGCATGGAACCCGATCCACTCGCGAGCGATGGGGAGGCTCGACTCCGCTTTGTTCGGTGCTGGCGGGTACGAGAAGGAATAAAGTGCTCCCACGGTGCGGCGGTAACTTAGACCATCAGCAGCCAGGAAACCCCCAGCCACATCACGCGATCCTTCCATCCGCTTCTCGACCACCGTGGGCTGTCGAGTGCCATCGCCCTTTTCACCAAAGGGTAAGGTCCTGCGGGGCGTCACCCCGCTTCTCATCGTGCGGACCACACTAGCCGCTGGCGAGGCGGCACGTTCGTTACCAGCGGACGCTGGCGATACCCGAGGTGTCGAAGTTGCCAGCCCTCGGCGCCCTTGTTTCTTCCTGCTTGCGGTGCAGGTCCTTCCACTGATGGACCTGGGTCGGCATTTTAGGCAGATCTGTTGCCACCTCCTGCGTTATCCACTGGTGATGGCAGAACGAGCAGATGCGTCGGCGCCAGACGTTCTGTTCAGACCGGCGCGACTCCGGGATCCGGTGCTTTTGCTTGCCGCACTTGGGGCACTGCATTGAATGTTCCTTGCTAGATTGAAGACGCTGTTCTGCTGATACTTGGCCTTGAGCCTTGCCCGGTAAGCGTTGACTACCTCCGTGCGCTTCTTCGGGCTCGGTCGTTTTGCGTTGGGCCTGTCGCCCAGCGCATAGACCGCCCTCGGGTACGGGCGCTGCCCCTCCATGTCGTAGATCCAGCCGCAGATGTATGCGCGGCGCGGGGTCGCCGGCAGATTGCGAATAAGGTTGGACACGAGGGAGGACACGTTGATGGCGCGGGGGCCGAGTTCCCGACAGATTTCGGCCCTCGTCATGGGGCCAAAGTCCGCCAGGACTTGGAGTATCGCTTCTGTTGTCCCCGTTGCTCGGCTCACTTGCACGCTCCGTAGAGGGGCGTCTTGATCCAGTCGCCTCGGTAGCCCTTGGCTTGCTGCGTCCACTCCAGAAACCGCACCTTGGGGTTGTAGGCGTCGGTATGCAACCACGCCACCGGCTCCTGCGCCGGCTTGCGCTGGGGTGGGGCGGTGTAGAGGGGCACAAGACCATCAGTTGTGCCACCGTCGAGTTCTGCGGGCGTGTACGCGCAGTTGATCTCCTCATCTAACCACGCCACCGGCTCCTGCACCGGCTCTGAC